TTCTCCCTTCTCCGCAGTGAGTTGCCCTTTCTCCCGCATCCGCAGCCTGACCAGGCCGGCCGCCAGCAGACGGCAGAGTTCCGCGCGGCGCTCGGCCGGGGTCATCAGTTCGGGCGGCAGGGGGTTGGAACCGGAGCGCATCGAGAACCCCACATGGTCTTGAGCCGACTGCTGCCGGGACCGTTGCGGACGCTACGGGTAAAACACAAGCAAAAACAAATCGGTATGTGGGTTCTGCGGGCTGCCGAGAAAACTTTCGAACGCATGCGAAACGTCAGGTCGCGCCTCTTGGCGCGATCCTGGGCGCAGCGATGAGGGAATACCTCGTAGGTGCGGTGGAAGACGAATCGGAGCGCCCGGATTCTTCGGGATGCTGCAAGCGCAAACTGTGATTGAACTGAACAAGCCTCGATTCTAGGCCTCCCGGACAATCAACCCGTGGGCGAGTCGGAGGCAGGTGGATGCGCATTGAAAAGAGGTATTTCGGCATCGAGGAAGTCATGGAACGCTGGCGCATGGCCGAGCGGGATCTGGGGTATCTGGCCGAGAACGACGAATTGCGCCTGTCGGTCCGTGTCTACGATCTGCCGGTGGAATACGGGCAGTACGAAGGGCGGCCGCACGGAACAACGGCGTGGAGGGCAGAGCGAACGGCCGTGCATTCCGGCCTCCTCGATCTGCATGCCGGAGATGCCTTCATGCTGTTCCGCTGTGCCGAGAGAAACCTGACCGAATTTCGCCTTCCGAAAGGCGAGCTGGTGCGGATCGTGAACGGGCATGAACCGCTGCTCGTCATGCTCGGGGATCTACAAATCCGGCGCGAGGAGCGCGACCGGCTGGAAAGGACAAGAGGGTTCTCCGGCGCCGGGATCTGTTCGGGTCAGCCGGGGCTTACTGCCTCGCCGGACTTCCGGCATGTGTGCTGCGATGGCGTTCACTTCCGGCTTGGCGTGGTCCAGGCGCGGGTCGTCAAGCTGTTGGCGGAGGCGTCCGCGGCCGGCGCGCCGTGGCAGAATGGCAAGAAGGTCCTGACGCAGGCGCGCTCGCGCAGTCTGCGCATGGCGGATGTGTTCAAGTCCCAGCCGAAATGGCGCCAACTGATCGAATCGAACGGACGCGGTCATTACCGCCTTCGCATGGGCGAGCAGCCCGACCAGTGACGGGTGGGTGGGGGATTGCGCTCCCCCTCTGCGGCGGATGGCTGGGGGATGAGTGGGGGATCGCCATCCCCACCTGTGTCATAACATGTTGACATACAGTCAAAAAAAATAATCACCCATATCCCCCGCCGATCCTGACGACATCCCCCGGCCCGATCCGGCAGCTTTCCTCCGGAAACCACGACGGAGGCAAGCATGCAGGCGCGACATCTCAACCAGATCGAACTCTCCCGGCGGTGGAACATCTCGCACCGGACGCTGGAGCGTTGGCGCTCGATCGGTGAAGGGCCGGCGTTTCTGAAGCTCGGAGGGCGCGTTCTTTACCGCCGCGAGGACATCGAGGCCTTCGAGGATACGCAATTGCGCCGGTCTAAGCTCGTGGCGCAGGCGGTGGAGCGCCGGGCGCGGGACGCGCGGCCGTGAAAGTCCAGCGTATCCTGTCGCGGCCTGTTCCGGATGTCGTTCTTCGACCCGCGCGCCCGCTCACGGATATCGAGTTCTGCGCCTGGGTGGGTCAGGCAACGCCCGGCGACCGGCTGGAATATCACCGGGGCTTTCTCGGCATCGACACGATGCCGGGCATGTCGACCCTGCCCGACAGGGATCGCCAGCGCCTCGCGGCGCTCGCCTCAGCCGCCTTCCGCGCCTGCGAGGCGGGACTCGTGCATCTCGTGCAGGAGCGCCTCGGCCCCGACCGCTTCGCCTATCTCGCCATCGCCCGGCCGAAGCCGCGTGCGGCGCCCATGCCGCTCGAGCACCTGCTCGCAGAGCGGGAGGCCGCGTGATGTCCCACTTTCTCGATCAGTTCGCCAATCATGGAGACCCGCTCATGCCCTATCCCGACAATGCACCCACGCCCGACGATCTTTCCCGCCTCGATCGGGCCGAGATCGCTCAGATGCCCGTCGATCTGCTCGCCATCCTGCAGCACGAGGTGGACGAGCGCCTGAAACAGGCGAAGGCCGCCAAGGCCCGCCTCGATGGGGCGCTGACCATCCGCTACGCCACCCGCGCCGAGGAGGCCCGTCGCGCGGCTGGCAAGGACACAGGCACCGTCAGGCTGGACGACGGCGACTTCACCGTGGTCGCCGAGCTGCCCAAGCGCGTCGATTGGGATCAGGAACAGCTCGCCGCCATGGTCGAGCGCATTCGCGCCGCGGGCGACGATCCCGAGCAATACGTCGACGTCACCTACAAGGTGCCCGAGCGCAAATACGCCGCCTGGCCCGAGGCGATCCGCAAGGGCTTCGAACCCGCCCGTACGGTGCGGCCGGGCACGCTGAAGGTCGCGATCCTGCCGCGGGAGGGTGCGCAATGACCGCGATCGCCCCGATTTCCTCCGAGGCCCAGGACCTGCCCAGCCTGATCGACCGCGCCGCCGGCACGCTGGCGGGGGCCAAGACCGCAGCCGAGGTGCTCGAGGCGCGCGACATGGCGGGCCTTGCCTATGACGTGGCCAAACGCGCCGCCCGGTTGCAGCGGGCCAAGAGCGCTCATGACGATCTCGTCGCGGCCGCCCATCGCGCCCAGGCCCATGCGCTCGAGATCGAGGCCCGTGCCAAGCGCCGGCTTGCCGACGAATACGATGCCGCGCAGGCGCGGGGAGAGGTGTTCGGCGCCCATGATGGCGCGCGTAAACGCGTCGAAGGTGCCAACGCGATTGCAAGCGCCGCCGATCTCGGCCTGCGCCGCGACCAGATCCACGAGGCCCGCCAGATCCGCGACGCCGAGGCCGCGGAGCCGGGCATCGTCCAGCGCGTGCTGAATGAGCGCCTCGAACGCGGAGAGGAACCGACCCGCGCCGCTCTGCGCAAGATGGTGCTTGACGCAGCCAGGCGGGGGATGCGCCCGCAGCGCCCCGCCGGCCGCCGCAATCCCCTTCATGTCCCCCCGACGCCCGAGCGCGCCGCCTGGCAGCACGTGACCGGCACCTTCCGCGCCTTCGCCGAATGGGCTTCGGACGAAAACCTCGCACTCGCCCGGCAAGGCATGCGCGAGGCGCGAAACGACCCGTTCCACCATCTCGACGCCCGGGCCATCGCCCGCGGCGCCGAGGTTTTCACGAACATAAAGGAGTGGCTCGATGCTGAATAGCCAATCCGCGGCCTTTGCCGCATCCGTCTGGGAGTTTGCCTCCCGCGTGGGCAACAACGCGCCCAAAATCGCAGACGAGATCATGGAGGCGGCCTTTCCGCTGACCTGTTCGCAGGCGCGCGAGGAAGGCGCGTTGCGCATGCTGCGCACCGGGATCGTCTCGGAAGTCAAACGTATCCTGCGCAATCGGGACGACGGGTCGGGTCAGGCGGATTTCTCGGAGATCTGCGCGGCCTTCGCGCCGCTCGTGAAGGACCTGCGCTCGAAATCCTACTTCGTCGAGAGCGCAGAGGAATATGTCGCGATCCCCGATCTGATCGCCGATCCCGCGCTGCTCGATGATGCGCGGCGCTTCATGCGGCGCAAGGGAATCGAATGCCTCGCAGAGGCGGATCGGCTGGACGCGCTCTACGCCGCCGTGACCAGCAACGATCCCGCGGCATCCCGCAAGCCGCAGGGGGTGCCGGCATGACCCTCCCCATCATCACCGCCGATCAGCGGCTGGCCGAGATGCGCGGCGTCAAGGCCGCGATCTTCGGGCCGAGCGGCGCGGGAAAGACCACGCTTTTGCGCACCCTCAAGGCAAGCACGACGCTGTTCTTCGATCTCGAGGCGGGCGATCTCGCCGTCGAGGGGCTGGCCATCGACACGATCCGGCCGCGTACCTGGACCGAATGTAGGGATTTCGCGGTGTTCATCGGCGGGGCCAACCCGGCGCTCAGGGACGACCAGCCCTACAGCCGGGCGCACTATGACGCGGTCCGCGAGAAGTTTGGCGACCCCGCCGCGCTCGACAAGTACGACACGATCTTCGTCGATTCGATCACCGTCGCCGGGCGGCTCTGCTTTCAGTGGTGCAAGGGCCAGCCCGAGGCGCATTCGGACAAGACCGGCAAGCCCGACGTGCGCGGCGCCTACGGGCTGCACGGGCGCGAGATGATCGGCTGGCTCACCCATCTGCAGCACACGCGGGCCAAGAATGTGATCTTCGTCGGCATCCTCGACGAGAAGCTCGACGACTTCAATCGCAAGGTGTTCGTGCCGCAGATCGAGGGCTCCAAGACCGGGCTGGAACTGCCGGGCATCGTCGACGAGGTGCTGACGCTGACCTCGCTGCCCGACCAACAGGGCGAGCTGAGTCGGGTCTTTGTCTGCCAGACGCAGAACCCCTGGGGCTATCCGGCCAAGGACCGCTCCGGCCGGCTGGAGATGCTCGAGCCCCCCGATCTGGGCCGCCTGATCGACAAGATCCACCAGCCGCTGGCGCTCGATGCGCGCCCGCTGGTGATCGATCCGCCAATGATCCCGGCGCCCGCGGCCAACCCTCAACCCGATCCCACCAACTGAAAGGACCAATGCCATGTCTGGCCTGTGGAACGATTTCAACGACGCGCAATCCAACGCCAACCTCATCCCCAAGGGCACGCTTGCCAAGGTGCGCCTCACGATCCGTCCGGGCGGTTTCGACGACCCCTCGCAGGGCTGGACCAGGGGCTATGCCACTCGCGGCTCCACCGGGGCGGTCTATCTCAACGGCGAGTTCACCGTGACCGAGGGCCCCTATGCCCGGCGCAAGATCTTCACCCTGATTGGCCTTTACAGTCCCAAGGGGCCGGACTGGGCCAACATGGGGCGCAGCCTGATCCGGGGCATGCTGAACTCGGCGCGCGGGATCTCCGACAAGGACCAGTCGCCCCAGGCGCAGGCGGCGCGGCGCATCGCTGGCTTTGCCGATCTCGACGGGCTCGAGTTCGTGGCCCGGATCGACATCGGCACCGATGCCATGGGCGAGGAGAAGAACGAGATCCGCGCGGCGGTGACCCCGGATCATCGCGATTACGCCCGGATCATGGGGGCGACGCCTGCGCCGATGACGCCCACGGCTCCGGCGGCCCCGGTCGGCGCTCCGCAGACAGCGCCTCAGCAGCCCCCCGCCGCGCCGTCCATGCCGGGCCGCCCGTCCTGGGCCGAGTGAGGGCCCACCCATGCGCCTTCGTCCCCGCCAGAAACTCTTCGTGGAGCGCAGTTTCGCTGCGCTCTCGACCCACGGCAATACACTCGGGATCGCGCCGACAGGCTGCCATGCCCCGGGCACGTTGATCCTCATGCATGACGGTTCCGTCAGGCCTGTGGAAGACATTGCGGTCGGCGATGTCCTCATGGGACCGGGCAGCACGCCCCGGCGTGTCCTCGAACTGCATTGTGGCCGGGACCAGATGTTCGAGGTTCGGCCGCTGAAGGGCGATCCATTCGTGGTCAATCTTGGGCACATCCTGACGCTCGTGCGTACGAATGAAGGGCACAACAAGCGCGGGACCAACCGCGAAGGACAACTTGTCGATGTCAGCGTCGCCGACTGGTTGAAGTCATCGGATTCCTTTCGGCATCTGCACAAGCTCCTGCGCATGCCCGCGGATTTCCCCGAGCGGAAAACACCCGAGCTGGATCCCTACATGCTCGGCGTGATCCTCGGCGACGGCAGCATCATCCGCAATGTGTCGATCACCACGCCGGATGTGGAAATCGTCGATGCACTCTACAGGTTCGCCGCCGGACAGGGTCTGAAGCTCAGATGTGAGCAACTGCCCGACAACACGGCCAACACCTATTTCTTCGTCGATGACCGCGATCATCACAACGCGCTGATCGACCAGCTGCGAAAGCTTGGACTTTACGGAAGAACCTCCGGCGAGAAGTTCCTGCCCGACATCTATCGCCTGGGATCGCGGGACGTCCGCCGGGCGATCCTCGCGGGCCTGCTCGACACGGACGGGCACCTGGTGAACGGGCGCTGTTTCGAGTTCGTCAGCAAATCTTCCCGACTGGCCCGGGACGTTGTTTTCGTCGCGCGCAGCCTCGGGTTTCTCGCGACCTCTGCCGAGAAGGAGGTGCGCGGCAACATCTACACCCGTGTACATATCTCCGGCGATCTCGACCTGATCCCCACGCGGGTGCTGCGCAAGCAAGCGCCTCCACGCAAGCAGAAGAAGAACGTCCTGCGCTGCGGGTTCACCGTGCATCCGGTGGGGGAAGGCGAATACCATGGCTTCACGGTCGATGGCGACCATCGCTACCTGATGGGGGATTTCACCCTCACGCACAATTCCGGCAAGACCATCATGTTGTCCGCCGTTGCGGGCGAAATGGTCGCGGGCGGCGCGAAGGCCTGCGTTCTGGCCCATCGCGATGAACTGACGGCCCAGAACCGCGAGAAGTTCGGCCGGGTCAATCCCGATATCTCCACCTCGGTGGTCGATGCCGCCACGAAGAACTGGGCCGGCCAGGTCACCTTCGCCATGGCGCCGACCCTGAGCCGCCCCGCCAATCTCACAGCCATGCCCATGCTCGACATGCTGGTGATCGACGAGGCGCATCACGCCATTGCCGACAGCTACCGCCGCATCGTCGACCGGGTGCGCGACGCCAACCCCGAGGCCCGCATCTTCGGCGTCACCGCCACCCCGAACCGGGGCGACCGCAAGAGGCTGCGCGCAGTCTTCGACAACGTGGCCGATCAGGTCCGACTGGGGGAGTTGATCGCCTCGGGCCACTTGGTGCCGCCGCGCACCTTCGTGATCGATGTGGGCGTGCGCGCGCAGCTGCAAAAGGTCCGCAAGACCGCCCTCGATTTCGACATGACCGAGGTCGCCGGCATCATGGACCGCGCCCCGGTCACCGACGAGGTGATCCGCCACTGGCGCGAGAGGGCCGCCGGGCGGCCCACCATCGTCTTCTGCTCGACCGTCGACCATGCCGCCCACGTCGCCGAGGCCTTCAACGCGGCGGGGGTCCCGGCGGGGCTGATCCACGGCGACCTGGCAGCCGACGAGCGCCGCAACATCCTCGCGGCCTTTGCCTCGGGCGAGATTGCCGTGCTGGTCAACGTCTCCGTGCTAACGGAGGGCTTCGATCACCCGCCCACGTCCTGCGTGATCCTGCTGCGGCCCTCATCCTGCAAGTCCACCATGATCCAGATGGTCGGGCGCGGGCTGCGTACGGTCGACCCCGAGGAACACCCCGGCGTCGTCAAGACCGACTGCGTTGTCCTCGACTTCGGCACCTCGAGCCTGATCCACGGCACGCTGGAGCAGGACGTCGACCTCGAAGGCAAGACCGAGACCGGTGAGGCCCCGACCAAGTCCTGTCCTGCCTGCGAGGCGGAGATCCCGCTGGCGGCCCGCGAATGCCCGCTCTGCGGCGCGCTGCTGGTCGAGCCCAAGGACGAGGCCGATGCCGAGGCGCTCGAGGGCTTCGTGATGACCGAGATCGACCTGTTGAAGCGGTCGAGCTTCCAATGGGTCGATCTTTTCGGCGACGAGGCGGCGCTGATGGCCACGGGTTTTTCCGCCTGGGGCGGCATCTTCTGGCTGGGCGGGCTCTGGTACGCGGTCGGTGGCCGGCGCGGGGCGCAGTCCCGGCTTCTCGGCATCGGCGAACGCGCGGTGTGCCTTGCGCAGGCCGACGACTGGCTGAACGCGCATGAGAGCGACGAGAGCGCCTTCAAGACCTGCGGCTGGCTGCGCCAGCCGCCGACAGAGAAGCAGCTACAATTCCTGCCCCCGAGCGCGCGGCAGGATTACGGGCTCACCCGCTACCACGCCTCGGCGCTGATCTCCTTCCGGTTCAACAGGCGCACGATCCAACAGCTTGTCCAGGCCGCTGCCACGCCGGAACGGAGGGCCGCGTGAACCATGTCGCGCAAGTCCCATCCACGTCCGCAGCGGCTCCGGATCGACCGGGCTTTGATCGCCTCTGGCATCCGCGCCCGGTCATTTGCGCCGTCTGCACTGCGCGCACCCGCGGCTTCGGTTGGTTCGATCCCAACCGTCCGCGTCCAACCCGCACTCGCCGCTGGTTCTGCTCCATGTGCTGCCAGGCGGCCTTCACCCGCAAAGCGAAGAGAGGACTGAGCATGGTCGATTTCACCGAAGAGGAAACCCAGGCGCTGCCCGCCGTCATGCGCGCGCTCGCCCCCGAGATGGAGCGAATCGGCTGGGACCGGCCGCTGGGCCAGCTGAGCCAGAACGACATGCACCGACTGATCGTCACCACCATCGAGGCCTTCCGAGCCGAGATGGCCGAGATCGCCAGCCAATCGGAGATCCCGTTCTGATGCTCGATTTCAACCATAGACCGGGCATCGCCGAACGGATCAACGCGGCCGTGGATACCGCCCTTGAGGCGGAGCGTGCCGCGACCCCGCCGCGGGACTATCTCGGCGCGTCCCGCCTGGGGCAGCCTTGCGAACGGGCGCTGCAGTTCGAGTTCGCCCATGCGCCCAAGGACGAGGGTCAGGAGTTTTCGGGCCGGTCGCTCCGGATCTTCGCCATTGGCCACGCGCTCGAGGATCTCGCCATCAAGTGGTTGCGCGCGGCCGGGTTCGATTTGGTCACCCGGAAGCGCGACGGAGGCCAGTTCGGCTTCTCGGTCGCGGGCGGACGCATTCGTGGTCATGTCGACGGGATAGTCGTTGAGGCCCCCGCCGCCATGGGTCTGCGCACACCCGCCCTCTGGGAATGCAAGACCATGAACGCGAAGAACTGGCGCGAGACGGTGGCCAAGGGTGTGAGCGTCGCCAAGCCCGTCTACGCCGCCCAGATCGCGCTCTACCAGGCTTATATGGAAGCCACCGTGCCGGGCATCTCGGCCAACCCGGCGCTCTTCACCGCGATCAACAAGGACACCGCCGAACTGCACCACGAACTCGTGCCCTTCGACGCCGAGCTCGCGCAACGGATGTCGGATCGGGGCGTGCGGATCCTGCGGGCCACCGATGCGGGCGAGTTGCTGCCGCGTATCGCCGCCAATCGAGATTTCTTCGAATGCCGCTTCTGCCCATGGGCCGAGCGCTGCTGGAGCCTTCCCGCATGACCGACGCCCCCAAAGACCCGCCCGAACCGCCCGAGGATACCGACATGCGTGACGACAGCACGACCGACCACCCCCAGGCAAACCTCGTTCACTTCAACCCCTGGCGCGACTTCAACGACGCCGCACCGCAAATCGACCCTTTCGGCGACGAGCCGGACCCCGAACAGATCGCCTCCTTCATGGAGGTGGTGTTCGGTTACTGTGACGGGCTGATCCCGGTGCGCAGTTTCATCGACAAGGGACAGGGGATCGACGGCCGCCCGCACAACATCTGGATCGCGGCCGACGAGAAGGCGCCCGAGAAGATGGCGACCTTTGCGGGCTGGGCCGCGCGCGAGGGTGCGGCAGTCTATGTTATCCCCGGCACGGTTACAGAGTCCGGCCAGGCCAAGGCCGCCGACGTCGCGCAGATGCAGGCCGTGGTCGTCGACATCGACAGCGGCGACATTGCCGCCAAGCGCGCCCATCTCGAGCGCCATCTCGGCCCGCCCACCATGGTGGTGGAAAGCGGCGGGCTCACGCCCGAGGGCCAGCACAAGGCGCATGTGTGGTGGAAGCTCACCGAGCCCGCCGAGGGCGATGACATCCGGCGCCTCTGCCGTCTGCGCGGCGATATTGCCGCCAAGGTCGGCGGCGACATGCATTTCCGCTCGGCCCATCAGCCGATCCGGGTGGCGGGCTCGGTCTATTACAAGAACGGCCTCAAGACGCTGGTGCGCATCGTCGAATTGAACGCCGGGCTCGAGCGCGATCTCGACGAGTTCGCCGAGGCCGTGGCCGACATGTCGCCCGCGCCAGGCGTGAACCTGACGCCGGACTTTGCCACGCCCGACAAGCCTGCGGTGGAGGATGTGCTGGTCACCCCGGTGCGCGAGGGTGGCACCGACGACTGGTCGCGCTTCGAGGGCGCCTCCGCCGCCATCGGCTATTTCATCCGGCTGGTCCACGAGGGCCGGCTCTCGAAGAGCGAGGGCTGGGAGGCGATTTGCGGCTACAACGCCGCCATGCTGCGGCCCCAGTGGCCGGTGGAACGGCTCAAGCGCGAGTCCGAACGCCTCTGGGCCCGCCATGTCGAACGCCACGGGCCGCCGCTCGTCCGGCTCGACAGCGCCGCCCCCGTGCCCGACGAGATGCCTACCTTCACGCTGGGGCAGCTGCTCGACGACACGAGCCCGATGCCCGCCGACCTGATCGGCCCCCGCGTGCTGACCCCGGGCGGGCTCCTGGTGCTGGGCGGCGCGCCCAAGGTCGGCAAGAGCGACCTGCTGATCGCCTGGCTCGTGCACATGGCCGCCGGCGTGCCGTTTCTGGGCTTCACCCCGCCTCGGCCCCTGCGGATCTTTTACCTGCAGGCCGAGATCCAGTATCACTACCTGCGCGAGCGGATGCAGCAGATCGGCCTGTCGCCCGAGCTGTTCGCCGCCGCGCGCGACAACCTCGTCGTCACCCCGAAGCTGAAGATGCTGCTCGATGCCGAGGGCAGCGCCCGCGTGGCCGCGGCGATCCGGGCCGCTTTCCCCCACGATCCGCTCGACATCCTCTGCATCGACCCGATCCGCAACCTCTTCGACGGCGGGCCCGACGGCGGCGGCGAGAACGACAACGCCGCGATGATGTTCTTCCTCAAGGATCGCGTCGAGGTGCTGCGCGACCACGTCAATCCCGACTGCGGCGTGATCCTCGTCCACCACACCAAGAAGCTGTCGAAGCACCAGGTAAAGGAGGACCCGTTCCTTGCCCTGTCCGGCGCCAGCGCCCTGCGCGGGTTCTACACGACCGGCCTGATCCTGCACCGGCCGGACGAGGAGGCATCGGAGCGGAAGCTGGAGATCGAGCTCCGGAACGGCCCCGCGCTGAAGCCCAAGCTCGTCGACAAGATCAAGGGGGCGTGGGTCGAGGTCAATCCGATGAACGAACGGCTGGTGCGCGCCGAACAGGGGGCGAAGTTTGATGCGGAGCGCGACCGAAAAGGCGAGGTCATTGTCGACATTCTCCACCGCGAGGCGCGCTCGGGGCGCATGTACACCATGACCCTCTTTGCCGAGGCCTTCGAGAACAGGAGCGGCCTCAGCGGGCAGACCAGCATTCGCGAGAGGCTCAACGTCCTGACCACCAAGGGGATCGTCAAGTTCGTCAAGGGCGATGCCGCAAGCGATCTCGGCCTCGCCTCGGATCGCAGCAAGTATGGCTATCTCTGCGTCGAGCACATGGAGCTGGCGACCGGCGAGGAGGCTGTGGATCCGGAGACCGGCGAGGTCACGCGGGTGCATGCCCGCGTGTTTCCGAGCCACTACAAATGCCCCCAGACCGGGGCGGTTCTGCCGGTCGAAAACCCCGCTGTCTGGGTCTATCCGGATGGGGGTGAGGCATGAATTTCCGCTCTCTGACCCCATCCGAAATCTGGACCCCGAAATCCGAAATCTGGCCAGATTTCGCGAAATCTGAAATCTGCGCGCAATCTGGAATCTGGATTTTCCGCCAGTTTTTCAATGGCTTGGCGCGCCCGTTCCAGATTTCGGGCGGGTTCATCCGAAATCTGCCCCGCAATCTGGATTTCCTCAATGAAATCAAAAGGCTTTGCCAGATTCCAGATTTCGGAAAAGGCACCCCTAAAGGGGTGGGTGGACTCCCCCCGTCAGGTGGGGAGGTCCACCACCCACCCCTGGGCGATTTTGTCCACCGCGATCCTGTCCATCCCTTCATCGTGCAGCCGGAAAAAAGGAGCCTCAAAATGGCCGCACCATCAACCTTTCCATCATCCACCATCCTCGCGCTCGATCTCGGCACCACGACCGGCTGGGCCTTGCGCGGCCATGACGGGCTCATCACCACCGGCACGGTCTGCTTTCGGCCCGGGCGCTTCGACGGTGGCGGCATGCGTTACCTGCGTTTCACGAACTGGCTGACCGAGATCGACCGGCTGTCCGGGCCGGTGGAGGCGATCTGGTTCGAAGAAGTCCGCCGCCACGCGGGCACCGACGCCGCGCATGTCTACGGCGGGCTCATGGCCACGTTGACCGCCTGGGCCGAACTGCGCGGCGTGCCCTACGAGGGCGTCCCTGTCGGCACGATCAAGCGTTTCGCGACCGGCAAGGGAAACGCCAACAAGGACGCCATGATCGCGGCCGCCCGGGCGCGCGGCTTTAGCCCCGCGGACGACAACGAGGCCGACGCCATCGCGATCCTCATGT